TCAGAAAGCTATTTTTGGATATGGAGCGACACCTGCACATACTGCAATAACTAACCTAGTATCGAACACGGGTGTAGTAGCTACTGATACAGCAGGTGTAGGAACTGCTAGATATGGATTAGCAGCCGCAGGATATGGTACTGATAAAGCCATATTTGGATATGGTAGGGCTTCTGGTGGAGTTTATGTTTCAATGACCAACAAAGTATCAAACACCGGTGTAGTTGCTAGTGATACTGCTGGTGTTGGTACTGTTAAATACTTGTTAGCCGCCGCAGGTTATGGAACAGACAAAGCTATATTTGGATATGGTAGTAACGGCGGCGCCTATATATCATTAACCAACTTAGTATCAAATACAGGTGTAGTAGCTACTGATACAGCAGGTGTTGGTACTGCTAGAGGTTGGCTAGGAGCCGCTGGTTATGGCGGTGATAAAGCTATATTTGGGTATGGATCTGCAGATGCAGGTCAACAATCAGTAACCAACCTAGTATCAAACACCGGTGTAGTTGCTAGTAATACTGCAGGTGTTGGTACTGCTAGATATGGATTAGCAGCCTCAGGGTATGGTAATGATAAAGCCATATTTGGATATGGATACACCAGTTCTAACCAATCAATAACCAACAAAGTATCAAACACTGGTGTTGTTGCAACTGATACTACAGGTGTAGGTACTGCTAGAAATGATTTAGCAGCCGCAGGGTATGGTACTGATAAAGCTATATTTGGATATGGTTATACCGGAACTTACCCAGGCTTATCAATGACCAACAAAGTATCAAACACAGGGGTAGTTGCTACTGATACCGCAGGTGTTGGTACTGATAGAAGTTCATTGGCTGCCGCAGGTTATTCATCAACTTAAAAGAGTAAAAAATGGCAGAAACAAATATTACAGGCCCACTTTGGGGTTACGAACAACGAAACAGAAGACTTGCTGGCTTGTGGCCGACTAGTTTTTATGTAGCACTTACCGGCACACAGAAAGCTATATTTGGATATGGATATGGTAATCCACCATTATCAATGACTAATCTAGTTAGTAATACAGGTGTTGTAGCTACTGATACTGCAGGAGTTGGTACTGCTAGATATGGACCAGCAGCCGCAGGTTATGGTAGTTCTGGCCAGGCCATTTTTGGATATGGAAGTACTGGTAGTAATACAGCGATAACTAATCTAGTATCAAACACAGGCGTTGTTGGTAATGATGTTACAGGTGTTGGTACTGCTAGATGGGGATTAGCAGCCGCAGGGTATGGCACAGATAAAGCTATATTTGGATATGGATATTCTAGTACTACTGTATCAATGACCAACAAAGTTTCAAACACTGGTGTTGTTGCTAGTGATACTGCTGGAGTAGGAACTGGTAGATATGAATTAGCAGCCGCAGGTTATGGTAGTACAGGACAAGCTATTTTTGGATATGGAGAAGGTCCTCCTGGTACATATCAATCAATAACCAATCTAGTATCAAACACTGGTGTAGTTGCTACTAATACCGCTGGTGTTGGTACTGCTAGACAAGGCCTTGCGGCTGCAGGTTATGGTGGTGATAAAGCCATATTTGGATATGGAGAAGGTCCTAATGGTACATTTAATTCAATAACCACCAAAGTATCAAACACAGGTGTAGTATCATCTGATACAGCAGGTGTTGGTACTCCTAGAACTCAATTAGCAGCCGCAGGTTATGGTGGTGATAAAGCTATATTTGGATATGGCATCAACCCATCAGGTGTTGGTGTTACAGCAATAACCAATCTAGTATCAAACACAGGTGTAGTATCATCTGATACAGCAGGTGTTGGTACTGCTAGATCCACATTAGCAGCCGCAGGATATTCGTTGACATAAAATTGTATAAACACAGGTGTAGTTGCCACAGATAC